CTTTAATATAAATATCAAAGAGCCTACTTATTAGTTTATTTTACAATTCATCAAAAATCCAATTTTACTTTCAGCAAAGCTTCGTTATTAAATGATTTTTGTACTGGTTGAGAAAGTTTAGCGACTGCTAGTAATTCTTGACTATCATTGTACATACCTACTGTCGTGATATATACTTTCGGGTCTCCAACAAATGTTGGTTGGGAAAAATCTCCAGTCGATCCAGTTACGAATGTCGGGTTATTTGAAAAATTATATTCTCCGTTTTTTACTCTAATAAAATAATGAGTAGAAGTTACTGTTTCTTCATTTCTTGCCTGAAAGTCAGCTGCTGGGGAGTTATTAGCTAACGATCCTGACATAGACGTATATAATTTCCATGCATTATCTCCAGCAATATTTGAACCGGTTACTGTATTAAATGACATTGAAGCATCTAACATCGCCCCATTTAATACCATAATTCCCATATCAGGATATACCAATCCATAATATACTGGGCTTGCTGCATTGTAAACTCCTGACGTAATTGATCCAGAAACTACATTATATACGCGACCTGCTGATGATAAGTTAGTTTGAAGAGCGTCGTTTGAATCGTCAATTAATGTAATAATTTTATTTGATGAAGATACTGCTACGTTTGATCCAGTGTACACACTATTTGCATAGGCACTACCATTTAATGCAGCAACGGTAAATTGCCAATTTCCTGGATCTAAGGTATCTTTTACTCGGGCTCTATTAAAATTAATAGCATAAAGTTCATCTGAACTCGTGCCATCTCCGTAAGTAAATGCAGTATCTCCTGGCTCTAAAAGTAATAAACGATATTGTGAGTAAATTGCTTTTGATGGAGAATCTGCTAATACTCCTGAAGCTGAAGATCCAGATCCTAATCTGTGGCCATAAGCGATGGAAAATTGCGGCTCTGCCGATCCTGAATTTCCATTCCATACTTCATAATAATATTGTTTTGAAGATGAAGTTTGTAAAGAGCCGGTGTACATTACGCCTAATGTACCTGCATTTCCTGAAAATAAGCCTGTCGTTACAAGAGTCTTTTGATTTTCAACTACATCAGATGCAACATCAAATCTAGTAAATACTCGACCAGAAGCAGCTTGTTGTTGCTGTAAAGCTTGGTGTTGTATAATTGAATTCGCGAGTTGTTGAGCACGAACTTCAATTTCATTTTGAAGCTGGTTCGTATTTGCTGCTGCCGTGGCAGTAGCTGTTGTTGGAAACGTTGTTCTAGTTAGTCCCATGTTTGTTTTTTATATTTTAGTGTAATGCGGTATTTGTTGCAGTAGCTAATACTGTTTTCTTAACTGTAATGTTAACTGTTGTTCGACCTCCCGTCTCATTACCGATAATTGTAACTGTTGCCTGAACATCTGACACTAATTGCTGCTTAGCTACTACATCAAAACTAAATCCAACAGCTGATACTGACTGAGCTGCTTCTTGGTCTCCAATAAATCTAGGCACTGTAGGACTAACGCCAGCTGCTACCGGTTGATTAATTTGAAGTGTAGCGACGTCTGAATTGGATAAAATTGCAGTGTATCCTAACGTTGCATTTCCAGATGTAAAGTTTGTCGTTGTCGGTACGATAGTAAATACTTGACCAGGAGAAGTTAAAGTTACTGAAGTTTGAGGAACTTGAATAACTGGAATTCTTGCCGTTTTCTTTGGTAAGGTTACTAACTTATAACGCATGATATTTGACTCGTCTGCTGTCGCTTCTACCAATGGCATATTTTCAATAATTATACCATAATAGTCTGATCCTAGAGGATGAGCAGGATTCCATAAGTCATAGTCAATTTCATCATCTGCTAATGCAAATTGCGTAATTTTAAATTCATCTTTCCCGCGGGCAAGCAATTCTCTTCCTTTTTTAGTAAGAATTGCATCTACGGTAATTGTACTATTGTTTAAATATCCCATTGTTGTTATTTCTTTTTAATAAATATAGATTCTTTAAAAATATATAGTTTATCTAGAACTATTTCTATATCCTGAAGTTGCTTGGTCGATTGTCGTTAATTGATTATTTGCAAACACTATTTGGTTTGGATTTACTTGCGTTACCTTAACCACAGGTCCGCCGTCTACTGTATTAGGAGTATCTATGTTAATTCCAGGCCCTGTTAATTTACTTCCGTTCCATTTTGAATTTTCATGTCCAGTTCCGTAAAAGTTATTTATATCTGAATAGTTTGTATAGCCAAGTGTTGTATAATTTATAGAGATAACTGGATGTGACATATTTTTCAATGCAATGTACGATCCAGTTGGATTAAAATTAACGGTATATATTGAAGGACTTAAATCAATTGGCGCATTTGAAATAATATTATTATATTCGTCGACAATTTCTAACGAACTACTGGCATAATTAAATGATACTGATAATTGCAACTCATCGGTACCAGTGACTGGAATATCAAAGCTTTGATGATATCCTAAATCAATCGAAGCTGTAAAATATTCAATAATGTACGGATTTGAAGCATCTACTAAATAATTTGATGGTCTGCTATTTAATACAATAGTTTGTAATGGAACGTAAGATCCAGACTCAGATATTGTATATGAACCAATTTGTCTATTTTGCAACCATGAAGTGCCTAAACGATCAACATTGATAGCGCCTTCAATAAGTCCTCCTTGAATATTATTAAATTCTCCTAAAAAGGTCGGTGATATGTCTGCAACATTTCCTTCTAAAAATTGATAATCTCCTGAAGTACCTAACTCTACTTTTGGAATTTCAGCTTTATAAGATAAATCTTCTATAACAGGTTTGTTAAGTAATTTAACTTTGCTACGTTCTAGAACGTTAGGTTCTACAACTAGTCCCGTAATAGCATTGGATCTTTGTGGTAAAAGTCGTTTAATATACTTAAACAATGTAAAGTCATAAATTTCCAATGCACGGAAATATGCTTCAAAGTCATTTCTATTGTCATACTTTTTCCAATATTGAATAGCGAAATTATTTAATAAGGTATATGAATCGTTATATGTATCTGCAGGATCTCCTATATAATCGTCAATTTCAAAATATCCTAACTGATTGAAAATATCTTCATTAATTGCAGTTTGAGGAGAGAAATAAATGCCTAGGCGATTCGAATCTAAAGAATATCTGTCATATGATGATTTCTCTACTCGAGTTTTAGTATTCAATCGTAAATTAGGATTGATACTAGAAGATTCCACTCTTACTTTATTTGTATACAAACTTGATCCTCCTAGAGAAGGAGATGGAGTATAATATGTTTCTTCAATTCCTTCAAATTGAATAGACCCTGAATCAGGGTATCCTGAATTTGGATAATTAGTAAATATTATATTTCTATTATTTATTTTTTGATTTGGGTGAACCGAAACAATTGCAGGAATTCCAGCAGAAGAAGTTACTATCTTATTAGCTAATGTAAATCTATTAAATAGACGTGCATACGGCTCCGCTGCTTCCTGTCCAGAAGTTGTATTTATTCTATCAACATTATAGGTATAAGTGCTAGGAGAAGCTGCATGTTCTTCTACAGTAGCATTGTTTAATGTTCCAGACCATATACGAACTTCATGGAATTGTCCATAGAACTTTTGTAAGCTTGACACAACACGACCGTCTGTTAATGTCACTGGTGTTATAACACGAGTATCCGGTGCGATATTAAGAATTTTATTTAATGGACTTGCTTGAAGTACATTCAATGCGCCTGTTATACTAGCAGAAACTAAATATATTGACTTTCCATACAGTGATTTTGCAACTTTTAATGAACTGGTATACACATCTGGAGATTCTATAATAACAGAATGCCAGCTATTGTCAAATATGTTTAAGTTAGAGGCTGATATCGCAGTTCCCGTAGACTTATCAAATAACGTTAATGTTCCTAAAGTATCTTCAGCAACTTCTTTATTCAAAGTCAATTGTATTTTATCTTGAGACCCTGAAGTTGCACAAAAAATATTATAATACTGACCTACTTCATATGTTTGATTAGCATCAGTTTTAAAACGAAACTCTAATGTATTTGGGTTAACTGGAATTACAGAAATTCCATTATTATATGATGATATGATAATCCTAGCACTTCCAGTTACTGAAGACCAAGCATAATGATACACATCATGAACATATTCTGGATAATATTCATTATCCGTAAATGTTGAAGGTCCTCCATATTCTTTAATAGTTAATACGGTTGAAGGAATACCAAAACAAGTTAATAACGCTTTGATCGATCTAGAAGTACCTTTAGATTTTAAAATGTAAGGTAGGTTGTTAACAATTCGTCTCCAAATTTCTTTAGTATTATCTCCGTCTGGAATTGAATTAATAGAACCTGTTTGCATCATGCTTCCACTTGCATCTACTCCTAAAGAATATCTCCATAATTCAGAAGTAGATCGACCATTTAATAATGGAAATCCTAGAGAAGAAGCTACACTATATAGCAAGTCATTAGACATTCCATCTTTAGGGTTTTCTTCTCGAGTATGAATAGAAGTTAATCCTTTAATATACATCCAAAGTATATCAAAGTGTTGTGCTAACATGTTTATGAACAAAGTAAATTCATCATTATCTTCAGATTCTCTGATGTATAATGGAATTGTATTTTGTAATTGATGAATATTGTATCTGTCGTAATAAGTTGCATTTTCCAATAAAGCAAGATAATATGATTCTCCCGTTGAAGAGTCTGTACGTACATTCGCTGGAAAATATGAATATGGATCTGTCGAACCAGACACTGAAATTTTTGGCCATGGATCAATAGGATTCGTAGTCAATGATCCTGAAGCTTCATCATAGTTAGTATATAATAAAGATCCAGTTGATTCGAAAAATAAATACTTTTCAAATCCATCAAATCCAGAAACTACTAAATTTCTTTTATTAGTTAAATCAACAATATTATTTTGAGTAATTGGAATTGACCCTGTAAT